GTTCGATGTTGCCGGGATTGTTGTTGCGGATACCTCTTGGAGTTGCCATCCTTGCCTCTCTTTGTCAGTTTCCAGATTTCATTTTCATGCCCTTGGCGGCTAGTCCTGAACCACCATAATCTGTCTCAAATCATAGATCTGCCACATCTATGACAATAATTGATATAGGGTTTTTATAACATGATGCATGCGACTCGCATAACTTATGAATTTTGAATATGCCATAAAATAATTTCAAACAGATTTCCGACTCGGCGGTAGAAATGATTACGAACTTCTCCATCATGATTATGAATAGAGACTTCTATATTCCCACTAAGCACAACGAAGGCATATTTTTTACCCGCAGGAATCTTATAACTCCAACTTTCAACGTAACCGATATTGAATACATCAACAATTTTCATAATTGCCCAATTGGAATTGTAAACCTCAATATTTTGATCATTTCGAATACTGAGACCCATATTAGATTTATACCAATTGTTAGGTTTATCACTAAAGGCATAAATTTTAGCATTAACCTTTGCTGCGTGTATTGGCTGTATCATTGAGTCAGCACTTATCTGTGCCCAATTATCACAATCAATCGCAATGATGGTGCTGGTATTTGCAGAAATTAGGGGTAATTTTGTAATACGTCCTGAATCAACGTCGGCAGAATCATAAACGACTCCCCCTGTTCCCTGTACTGAAAAGACATCAGCAAGACATATATTTTGGTGAGTACCGTCAATCTGAAAGATGCCGTGATCGCCTGTTAATTGAAATCCATGATTAACCATTATCTGACTCCATAATAAATAATAAACGGTTCTTGGCTTATCATATCTGGGATGAAAATGTCAGCATGAATGTTAGAACCACTAATAGTTATTGACGCATAACTTGCTTCACTCCAAAAAAAATTAGGATTAATCCAATAGAACAACTCGCCATAAGGCTCCAATTCTGGGTGAGAAAATGTGTGTTTAAAACGAGAATTAACTTTTGCGCTGTCAATAACATGTTTACCGACATAACGGCCAACTCGGTCTGTTATACTAATTGTTGGCTTGCCTTTACTGTTGTTAATGACCAAACCGCTATTTGCCATGGCAAACCTCGTTCGATGTTGCCAAGGTTATTGCGGCGCTTCTTGGAGTTGCCATCCTAGCCTCTCTTTTTCAGTTTCCAAATCCATTTTTCATCCCCCAAGCGGCTAACCCTAAAATTAGAGCTACAGTTAAAATTGACGTGATTTTGAGATAATCCCATCAAAAAACCCGCTGGAGATACTTTCTAGCCGTGTCAGCAACTTTTCTAAGTTTGCGTGTTGAATACTATGTTGTGCTGCTGTCATATCACCGAAGTAGTTTTTCAGTTGATTGGCTACTTCAGCGCCTATTTTGTCAGTAAGATCGCCTTTTAAATTTGTTACTACTTCCCTGGCGACAATTTTAGCAATGTGCTCCACCATCTCCGGTGTCACATTTCCCACCTCGTTCGACATTTTAACCTCCATGTCACAGTCAAATCGGGGTGGGGAGTTTATAACATTTTAAAGCATATAAGTAATTACTTACTTATGTTAAATCTTCCACAGGGATGGTTTTTCCCTCAAGTTTTTTCAACTTGGCTATTTTTGCCCATCCCCCGATAGGGTTCAAAGTTGATGAGGAAAAAAATGGGTACTCAGTTAGCGCTAAGATTTTAATACTCTTTTGCCGTGTTCTCTGAGTTCCCCATCTGGCCCTACATACTTATAGAGAGCCTGTCTGCTAATCCCAAGCTCTTCACATAATTCAGATACGCTACAACCCCTACTTTTCATGGAAACTTGTGCCAGGCGAACCTGAGATTTTGTGAGTTTAAAAGAACGTCCGCCTTCACGTCCTCTTGCTCTGGCCGCTGCCAGCCCTACTTTTGTTCGTTCACTGATCAACTCCCGTTCAAATTCGGCCAACGCGGCAAAAATCCCAAAGACCAATTTGCCACTGGCCGTCGTCGTATCAATTTCTGCACCTTGCCCGGTCAGTACCTTAAATCCGATTTTTCGATCCGCAAGATCATGGATAGTGTTAACCAGGTGTTTTAAGCTTCGGCCAAGCCTGTCAAGCTTCCATACCATTAACACATCGCCAGGCCTGAGGGCTTTCAAACAGGCATCCAATCCAGGCCGTTTGTCTGACTTCTCGGATATTTCATCCTGATAGATGTTTTCTTTATTGACACCGGCAGCAAGTAAAGCATCCAGTTGGAGATCCTGCACCTGACTTCCATCAGATTTGGAGACACGGGTATATCCAATTCGCATGAACGACCTATTTTAATTGTTTAAGTTTTTCAATGGATTTGTTTTCTATCAGGATCTCCATTTGACTGACCGCAACGCGATTCAGCTTTTGGAACCTGTCGTTTGCAGAGAGGCCTTGCCCGATAAGTTCAGCATTGAAGCTTTCTAAATTAGATAACACGACAAGCTGTTCCAGTGTGGCATAGTCCCGTATATTGCCTTTTAGTTCCGGGTTCTCTTTACGCCAGTCACTGGCTGTCTTGCCGAACAAAGCCAGATTCAATATATCGGCCTCATTAGCGTAAGCAAAGTTTCTTGCTTTTGGGTTAATCTCCAGAGCGGGAATAATGTTCGTTTTTATTGACTCTGTATGAATATGATAGTTGACCTTGGCCAGAGTGCGCGAAACATTCCATTCCAGATTTTTCTGTTCATTTTCTGCTTGTTTGAGCCGTTGGAATTCTTTTAATAGATAGAGCTTAAACTCCGCGCTGATCCAGGAAGCAAACTCAAAAGCAATATCCCGATGCGCATAAGTTCCGCCATATCTGCCCGCTTTCGAGATGAACCCGATTGCATTGGTGGTTGTGATCCAGCGTTTTGGCGTGAGAGAGAAACTGTTTGCGCCCGCTTCATGTTTAAATCCATCGAATTCGATGGAATTAAAATCAGGATTATGTAGCTGTTCCCACAAACCGATAAACTCAATGGTGCTGCGGTTTCTCATCCAGTTTTGCAGAATGTAATCACCGCGGTCACCATCTTTGTACTTAGCGATGTCTGATAGCGATATATAGTCATCTTGTTTGTCGGAAAAGACAGAGACTTTTATACCTCGGACATCAATTTTTTGCGCCATAAACCTTTCTTCTCACTTTTGATGTGTCAGTTAAACGAAGTTTAAATGACAGCCTTGTTCTAGCTTAAATACAGATGGAAAAATGTAATATAAACTGTATATAAATCTATGTCTATTAAAGGTAGAAGTAAAAAGATAAAGTGACATACTCAATGTAGCCCTGCCATATTAAGAATAAAAATCAGATCATTGCTCCTGCGTACAGTACTTTTCAGGATTTGATTGGACGATGTTTATCGGATGAGAGGAGGCGTATCTGTGAGCAATTAAAATCAAATCTTAATCCTGACATGGAAGATACACTAAGGGACTTTAGTTATACCGAAATTGTCGGATCAAGTCGTGACTAATACAAAAAATAGCCTACCTGGTAGAACACCATATTTGGTCTGATTCCAACGCGTGTTTTCACCGGTGACAATGCGGTGACCTTGTTTAAATGAGGCAGTACCTTCCCTGTACCACATATTTTTTCTCCCTATTAAAAATATAAAATATGAATCCAAAAGTGGCCGAAGCCACTTAAAATTACAAAAGCCCTAACCTAACGCGCAATACACCCCTTTCATCATAAACATCAATACGGTTGTTTGAGATAACCATCCGACCCGCGCCGCTCGTGTTTCCGTTAATTTCAAAGCCTCCGCCTTTGCTGATTCGCCATCCTGTTTTTCCGGCAGCGTAGTTGTTCGATTGTAAATCGCCAACTTTGGCGTTAGTGATGGTGCCGTCCTGAATATAAGCACCATTCATGTAAGTAACACCATTGTTCACAACAAAAGGCGTCGTGATTTTACCGTCAACTGAATTGACCAAACCAAATCGGTCAGCGCGAACAAGGAATTGAGAAGTACCGCCGTCAATGCCTAATGACATACCAGCCGCATATTTGACATTGTTCTTGCCTGACGTCTCCATCTTCAATGTCCATGATGCTGATAGCTTGCCATTTACATCAGCTACCGCCTTTGATGTTTGCTGAACGGTTGCCGACATCTGATCAGTTTTGGCATTGACTGAATCAATTCGTTTCCCTAAAGCGTTATCCGCACTTGCCCGCGCCTGGGATTCGGTTGTCACAGAAGCCGCAACATCATTTACTTTCGCTTCCAAAGCCTTAACGGTGTTAGATACTGCCGTGTCAGCGTCAGCTCGTGTTTTAGCTTCTGAATTGATTGCTGCTTTGACGTTGTTGTTCATTTCTGCGGTCAAAGAGTCAATCCGTTTGCTCAAAGCCTGATCTTCGTTTGCTCTGGCTTGTGTTTCTGTATTGATAGCCGCTTTATTGTTGGTCATTTCAGCGTTCAGAGATGAAATCTGAGACGCAAGAGCCACATCCTGAGTTGTTCGTGTTTCAGATTCCGTCTTAATTGCTGACTTGATATTTGTATCTACCTCTGACTTCAACGCGGTAATCTGTTTAGATAAAGCTTCATCAGCCGTTGCCCGCGCCTTAGATTCTTCAATGATTGACGCCTTAATGTTGTCATCCATCTCAGCACTGAGCTTAGAAACCCGCTTAGATAGGGTTTCGTCTGCTGAGGCTCGGGCCTCCTTCTCTTCTGCTAATTGAGCAACAATGTTGTCGCCTATTTCAGCTTTGATCAGGTCAACTTTCTTAGAAACTGCGGAAACGCTATCAGCAATAGTCTGTTGTTCACTTTGGATTTTCGCATTGGTTACCGATTGTTTCTTGACGTCCTCATGCTGACGCAATGCCAGGTCAATATTAGCTTTAGCTATTGCTTCGATGTTACTCGTGACACCCGCAGTTGATTTCTCCACATCAGAAACCGTCTGCTGCATTTTCTGGATACTGGATTGACCTTCGTCCACGATTGATTTCATAGAATCGACACGTTTAGACAAAGCTTCGTCAGCCATCACACGCGCTTCTTGTTCCGCGGCGATTTGCGCTTTATTGCTACTCACAGCCGCATTGACAGCACTTAGCGTTCCAGCGATAGACTCACTCTGTTTTTCTACGGTTTCCCGCAAGGTCGTCACTTTGGCGACAGAGTCATTGACATCACCCAAAGCTTTATCAATCTTGCTTTGGGTACCGTCTACCGTCTCTTTTAACTTTTTCTGAGCCTCTTCCATATCGGCAAATGAGTCAGAAATACCCGTAACGGATTCATCCAACTTCTTAACCGACTCATCGATAGACTCTTTGATAGAATCCACCGCTTCATTGGTGGCTTTGCCATCAATATCACTTAGCAATTCTTGTCCTAACTCACTCTTAGTTATTTGGTTCTTCAAGAAGGAAAGGACGTTTTTAGTCGTCGCTTCTGTTCCCAAATTGGAGTTAGGGTTACTGAGCATGCCTCGCTTGTTGACTGCACGTACCCAGTAATACCAAGTTTCATCGTCATTAATGCCGCTGTGAGTGAAAGTGGATGATGCAACTTCAGCTATTAAAGCTGATGACGATAGGTCATTAATTTTAGAGGCATAGACGTTAACTTTATCCAAGTCGATAGAATCAGGATTTAACCAATTCAAGATAATTTGACGATAATCCCCTATCGCAGTCAGAGCACTCGGTGAGTTCGGCGGTGTCATCGTACCGAGTGTTTTGTAAGTCGTAGTGATAGTTGCAGTACGACGACCTGTCATTGATATAGCGTATACCTCAATGTCGTACTCACCATTTTCAGCCACGCTCAGAATGTCATACTGTTCTTCCGTTACTTCGATTGTCTTCCAACCTTCAACAACATCAGAACGTCTCCAGCGCAGAATATAAGAGGGTGATTTACCTTCCCAGCTTACGGTCAATTTCACAGATAGATTACCCGGTGATGAAAGGTAAGTTCCCTCTGTGATCATCAGGTTTTCTGGTTTAGAGAAAGTAGGGTCGAGGGCCGTTATCTTCGATGGCGTTAACTTTGCCCCTTGGTCAATCGCTGTAAACTTAGTCGGATTATGTTGCACCCCAACAATATCGAATGAACCTTTTTCTTCACCTTGATTGACGCTCAAGATACGAACAATCATCGGCTCAAGATTAGGCTCCGTAATCGTCCATATACCTAAAGGAACGGGGGTTTCTTCTTCACTAATCGGTTGTTTAAATGTCACCGTTGTGTGTTCCCCGGTGCCTTCAATCAGGTTGCGATCAATCATCTTCCCTTTAGCATTCAGGAAAGAAATAGAGTTGCCTGCTTGTTCCAGCTTAACTGGTGCGTCTAATGTGATGCTGTTCGCGGTGAAGCTCTTCACACGGCCAGAGTTACGTTTACCAGAGCGAAATTTATCTTGCAATTTCACCAATTCGCCGGGCATAAGAAGTGACGCATCTAAACCTGTTTTAAAGGTAATTAAGTCAGTTTCCATTCGGTTGCTGTACAGTGTCCAAAGACCAACACGATGTGCTTGCCCACGACTGGTACAACCGAATGCGACGGATTCTGTCTTGCGGATGCCAAAACGCTTAATACCTTCACGATCTTCAACGTATTCAATGTTCTGTTTGTAAAGATCGTCTTTGTCGTTGTAAGTGATCATGGCTACGGTTGAACGGTCTTTCCGCGACGTGCCTTTGTAAGACACTTTGCCGATGATATTAGCGCTAGTGAACTGCATAATCGGTGTAGACGGGCTATCTTGCATGATATTGACCATCCCCCCCGCCCAGAAAATCATACCGCGAAAGACAGAAGTAATGTCCTGTAACACCCTATAAGCTTCACCACGAGAGTTAATGACGGTGTTAATAGAAAAACGCTTTTCCAACCCGCCAAACCCATCAGAGACTTCCTGATCGCAATATCGCCCGATTTGATACAGTTGCGCGATATTGATCATAGATTCTTGAATATATTGGCCAAGCCCATAGCGTTTACTGGTCAAAATATCATAGAGAATCCATGCCGGATTATCCGACACCTGAGGACTAAATGTGCCATCCCAATCACCGTGGTAGGTATTCGTGTCTGGCCGATAGTTTGATGGTACGCGGATCTCCAATCCTTTGACCAGGTATGACCGAGACGGCATTGAGCTGCCAAACTGCTGTGAGTCGATACGAATACCAACCAAGGCACTGTTAGGATAAGCCAACTTGGAATTGACGATTTCACCGTATGAACTCATCCAGGTTTGGTCATTCACATAATCGGTCTTACTGTCAGGGGTCAGACGATCAACACGGATACGGTAATTTGTTCCCGGCTTAGGCAGGTCGAACAAATATTCCCGATAATGTTTACCACTGGATTTCTTACTGACATTAATAACCGGTGACTTATAACCAACAGGGGTAATTGGCTCAAAGCCCTTATCCCCAACAGCTAAAGAAAATTGGAACTCTACGGTTGCCCCGTAAGTATCGCCGGTTTTGCGGTCAGTATTGGCTAATTTCGGAAACATCATGATGATACGAACCTGATCCGCATCATCATTGTCAATTTGTATTGTACGAGGTGACGTTGTTTTTATCCGAACACCAACATCTTTTGGCGTCTCAATGGCATCAAATCCCTCAATAACGCTTTGATTTTGAGAGCCATCACGAAACCACCAAGTGATACCATTAAAATTACTTGTGCCGTCAGGGTTCAATAGCGGTACGTTATCGAGAAATATGGATTTTCCCCCATCAACAAGACCGCCTATTTTACCTTCTCCTAATAGGTCCAGTATCGATGCTAATGACCTCGATTGAACGTTATCTGGAGCCTCAACCGGTGTTCGTGCTGATCCGCCTCCTTTCTTGCCGCCAGCCCCTGCTAAAAGACGCTTTTCTTTTGTTTTCACTGTAATCTCCATATCACAGATAATTATTTAATATACAAATTAAAAGAAGCACGACGAGTTATTACACCAGTCGTAGAGAAAATTACATCATTTGGTCTACTGACATTTTCACGCTAATAATCTGCGAACCAACCAATACCTCTTTTCCAAAAATAAGTGGAACAGGGTTGCCCTGTGACACCGTATTTTGCGGGCCATCAAAGTAATAAGAATCTTTGTGATCGACACTACTCATTTTATTGGTAGGTTGTTTAGAAAGGAGCGCCGTTATACCGCCGAATACCATGGAGAAACCGGCTGAAAACATCGCCAATGATGCCCCGCCAGTCACTTCTGCCGAAACCAAGGCCACAGTCATTAAGATAACCCCAACAACAACCTGTACCGCACCCAAGACTTTCGGGCCAGCGCCGCGGTAAATAGGCGTGATTCGAATAGACTTCAGACGACCATTACTTTCCAACAGATATTCTTCGTTACTTAAGTCGTAAGTCTGTCCATCTTCGCGCTCAATACGAATATGATATTTCTGGTATTTTTTTGCATTTACCTTCATCCAAGACAGCAAACCTGGACGATTACAGTCGATGATATTGATAGCCATCCTGGCCGTATCGGTAGCTATACGATGAATTTTTCCAAAGTGTTTTCCCAATACACCGCCCAGTTCAACGGTGACCAGATGAGCTTTTTCTTTATCCGTATCACTCATTAGAAATCCCTTCCATCAAGTTTTTGTGTCTTAAATGGTGTGTCGTATGTTTTTCATACATACCACCATAAATCGCTTTTGTACTCAATCTGTCTATTTGGTGATGCAAGATCATCCCATCACCAATGTAAACCGCACAGTGATCAGACATTTTGCTTCCCATCTGCATGAAAAAAATATCTCCGCGCTGCGGAGGAGTTCCCACAGGAAGGCGCACCAGCCCCTGTGACTCATAATTTTCATGCAGAATGTTCATCCCTTTGTCCCACCACGACGGAATATGCAGATCAAGGCATACTCCCATCTCTATGCCAAATTCACGTTTGAGATAATCTCGGCAAAGTAGCCAACAATCAAACACCCCAAAAGCATAAGGACGTCCTTCATAGGGCATCTCAAATCCTGAGGGTTCTATCACATTGATATCACTAAACCGGAACTCTGCCTCAATTTCAGGATTGTAGTTCTTGCTGATATTGATGATAAACCAAGGGATTTCAGATGCTTCACAGCCTGCAAGATCGGCCTCACTCGCTTGGTTGTCGCCGTCGGTATGAGAATGCCACACCGCAACAACCTGCCCCATTTGTTCCGCGGCAACCTGATCGTCTGCATCCATCACGAAGAAATTTTCAGGCTCATCCGAGACATTCCGACATAGAATTAGCTCATACTTGTTAGCACATGTATTGACTAACAAACCACAGGCTTCATTCGGATAGGCATGCAAAGCTGCTTGACGCATATCGTTAAGCAACTTCTCTCCAATCATGTCCTTGGTGATCATGCGCGATTCGCTCCCGGAAATCCGCCGAATGCAATGATGCCATCGGCAAAATAATTTCTCCGCGCACGGCAACTAGAAAGCCGTTTAGTACAAAAATCAGCACTAGGTGTTGTCGTCAAATTATCATCCTTATCAAAATAAGGCCCGGTGTAACCACATTCGGCACTACGGTACTGCCATTGACAAGAATTCTTAATAATTTGACGGTTCGGTAATTGCACGCCCATTAAGTCAAACGCTGAGGCAAGTTCAAATTCCACTATGTCGCGGTCTTCAAAGGTCTTCTGATCAATAAACCAGATTTCATCAGCAAAATGTTGGTTCGGATCTGCCATTGGGTTGCCATCTTTGAAATTAGTGGCATCCAGAAAACGCGCGAGTGTTAGCTTGCGTATAATTTTGCAACCAATGAGGTCCTCGTTAGCCTGAATTTCAGCGGAAATAATGCCATCGAAATTACTAATCTGCATCTTGGGGCGAGGCAATTTTCCCTGACCATTTTTATCAAACCCAGATGCCGCAATCGGCCACGGATTATAAGTTTTCCCCTGCCAAATAATCGGCTCAGAAAGTTCATTAGTTCCTGCATGGAATAACAACTTGCCGCCCGACTTCGTAACAGATAAATCCAGCTCAAATAGTTCAATTAATGCTGATGGTGAAAGGGCTTGAATACCTGAAGTAATTGTTTCCATTTTTCTTCATCCTTGAAGACGCCCCTTTACCAGGGGCGTTTTGTGTTACTCAAATACTTGTCGGAATGTTGCGGTTAGAGTAGACACTCCCCGTCCGCGCTTAACCTGATATTTATCACATACAACGACAAAGTTATCTTTCTCCGGCGATGTCCAGTTGAATGATTCAATTCCACCTCTATCGTAGAGGAAATCTTCTATTTGTCTGACCTCATTCCACGAACCTTCAAATTCAAGACTCCAGCTTTGTCTCCGCCAGTTAAGTCCTGTGGTAACGCGCTGTTCATAACCTTCCCCGAAAGATAACATCGTGACGGATGGCGTCATTTCTTTCTGTGAATCAAACTTTGGATGCCAAGTAAATGCCTTCCGTGACATATTTCCTCCTTATCTAGCCGTATTGTTCAACATACCACCGGGTCTACTTTCTGAGGTCAACGTATCCAAAACAACTGCCTTAACTTTACGAGCCATTTCGTTCCACTGAGAGCCGTTATCTCCATCCTCAGATGAGTTGCTTGAACCATCGTTATAATTTTGCACCGTAATAGCGATATTTACCTGATCGCCACCAGAACCGCTAACATTACCGGTCATTGTGACTGGGATCGTGCGGCCATCTGGTAGTGGTACATAGGCTTCGTTCATATCGCCTTCACCGAATAAAGCAAGCTGTGGGCTAGTGGCAATGCCTCCCTTGGAATATTTAGCCAGTGAAACTACGCCACCAGGTCCAAAGACACCGCCATTAGCATGAGGGGTAATAACCTGAAACTGGTCAGGTGTAGGGCGGAGCTGAATTCCTTTAGTGCCGTCTGCTACAGCATTCCCGCCGCCAGAAGAAAGCCAGCCTGCTGATGACATCGCGCTATAAGCCGATGAAGCCATACCAACAACGCTGACGGCTGCACCAAGGTATCCCATCCACTTATTACCGGTCGCCGCCCCTAACGAGGCAATTGTCGCGCCTACAGCGGTAATTGCTGCCGTCGCCGTGTTGGAAAACATCCAGGTAGATTTCGTCGCTTCGTTGGTTGTAGTCGCATTCTTTTCCGCAGCCATGGAGCTAAAATCGAAGCTAGATGTTAGTGCAGCAAATCCTGCTTTCAACCTATCTACGCCGGAAGAAGCCAAATCCATCATGGAAGACGTTAATGATTTCACAGGAGCTTTTACGCCACCCAATGAATCATCTTGAGGCGCTCCAGGCACAGTTTCCATCAGAGACTGATTACTGACGTTTGCGCCCGTCGTTCCCTCCATGAAGCCGTTCATCAAATTGCTGAGTGGTCCTGGCCCCTGACCGTTAGGATTGGCTCCCATGCCTAAAGCCCCCATCAGCGGCTCAACCACCATGGATTTCACGGCAATTTGCAACATCTGATTGGTGATGTAGTCGGCGAAACTGGTCATGTTAAATTTGCCGGTCTTCACGAAATCCACGAGATGATCGGTCAGGCTTTCAAACGTTCCCGCCCATGCTTTCTCTACCTGACTCGCCACATCTGCATACTGAACCGCCAAATTTTGAGAGGCAGTGCCCGCAGACTGAATAAACGCTTTGTTACGAGCTGCAAGCATTTGCGTGATTTTTTGCTCGTACAGTTTAGCCATATCTTCGTCTTGCGTTTTGTTGGCTTCCCCTTGCAGATAAGACAAGCTACGATTGAAATTCTCGTTGAATTCCCTACCTTTCTCTTCACGGCTTGGCGTATAACCCGCAGAGATAACATTTTCAGTAAACGGAGCAAACTTCTGAATATTTTGATTAACCGCATCACGATTGAAACGATCTCGTAACTCTTTAGCATTATTCTGAATGAAAGAAAGTTGAGTATTCGCTTGTTCAATCATTTCTGGAGTAATCAAACTGGTCGGTGTCGCGTTCGCCAGTTTTGTTAGGCTCTGAGTAACATCATTAATCTGCTGATCGAATGTTGCTGTGGCCTCAGTACTGAACCCCATTTGTCTGGTTAACTGGGCACCCTTATCTAATGCCTTCCGGTAACCCTCTACCAACTCGAGCTGTTCTGCTCCCGTTTTGCGTATGGCCGCAGTCTCTTTGTTGGATGCAGAAACAGCCGCATCCGCCGCTCTCTCTGCGTCCTTAATTTTGGCATTCGCCAGCGTTTCAGAAACTTGCTTCTGCTGCTCAGCTGTTAGTTGATCAAGGCGCGTCACTCCGCTATAGATTTCTCGTATCTCTTGATCCACTTTAAGCTGGTTGTCACCCGTAATCATATCGCCAGTGAGGTCAGTCATTACCTTACCACTAGCATTTATTCGTGGTTTCACTCCAGAGTCGGTAAGACTGCTCAGGTACAACTTGTTCATCTTTTCGTCAAGTTTCGGGTCCATGCCAAAACCAGTACTTTTCTTTCCCGTTGTAAAAGGCGTACCGAAACGAGATTGAGAGATATTATTGGCTGTCGACTGCAACTCTTCTAGTTTGTTTTTGGCTATGACGTAGGCTTTCGCCTGACCATCTAATTGCCCCTGTTTACGTGATCGCTCATCGGTATTTAACTTTGGATCTTTCAGTTGTTCAGTCAACTTCGTCACTTCAGCCGCCAGGCTATCAACATGCTTGGTAGTCGCATTAATTGCAGCAGTGTACGGCTTCAAGTTCTCCGCGCGGTCATTGTCGTTGATCCGCGCTATTTCCTTCTCTTTTTCTAACGGTGATAGCTTAGAGTTGCTAAGCACAACACGCTCTGCGGCGGCTTTTTTCGCTGTTGTGTTATCGTATTGAGCTAATCCCGCAGCTATGCCTACATCAATCTTATCAAGGCGATTTTTAATCACATCAGCGGCCAGCTGCTCATATACCGCTTTGTCACCCATGCCGATTGTTTCGGTGTATATATCGCGTTGCGTTTTGTTGGCTGCAATCCGTTCTTCTACCGCCTTACGATTGTGAACTCTTGCCCCAAGACCATAGTTTTCAACATAGCTATCACGGTCACCCATCGCTCTGAGTATCCGTTCATCCTCCGCGATGTTACCGTTGAGAGAGTTAATTTTACCTTTGACCTGAGCTCGTTGTGCGGCAGTCATAGCAGCAGGTATTTTGCGGATTTCGGTAACGGTTTCCTCAGTCTTATCCCGCAACATCGTCATGATGGAGATTAAGCCGGCAATTGCGACACCAATAGCTGCTATCGCGGCACCAACAGGATTAGCAATAATAACTGCCGTGAAGCTTAGCCATGCCGCTCTAACCATCTTAATTGCTTCGCCTACGCCAATAATGAGCGTAGCTTTTGCACCGAATTCACTGATTAGCTTAGAAATCCGCCCAACCGTTGAGACCGCAGCGACACCGGCTGAGTTAATCACACTAAAGCCATTCTTCACGGCCCTACCCATATCCATGGCAGCGCCAGCGGTACTCAAAATACCTTTTTTGAGCAGTGAAAAACCCAAACCTGCCACAATAATTTCTGCCAGCGTCTTAAATAGGCCGATGTTGTCACCTACGAACTTTGCCATAGTTCGCAGGCTTTCAATCGCAGAGGATAGATTCTCACCAATATTCATCGCCATCTTCTGGCCATCCACGCTATTCATGTAGTTAGTGAGGTCGCGGAAGACGTTAGTCATGGATTCTAAAGAACCGCTTTTACCGATATTGTCAGCAAATAACGTAAATGAGGTTTGCAACTGTGTCAGTGCACTGGTATAGGTCACCATCAGATCGTTGGCTGCACCTTTGTTTTGTGCTTCCAAACCAATGAACAACAGCTTCAGCGCAGATTCCGCTTCAACGGTACCTGTAGATATCTGCTTGGTCAGTTCTGCTAACGTCACACCAGACGCATTGGCCATTGCTTGCATTGCAGTCGGAACAGCTTCACCTAGTTGCTGACGAAGCCCTTCCATGGAAATAACACCATTAGCAGACATCTGTTGAATCGCAGTGGCTGAACGTTTCAACAATGCACTGTCACCTCCAAATCGTACAACTGAATCTATCAGTGACTTCATGGAGCCATCAGTAGGATCAAGTCCAACCGATTTAAACCTTACAAAGGCATCAGTCAACGCACCCATAGAGAATGGCGCTGTCTTTGCCATGTTGACGATATAATCCATGTCCTGGCGAGCGGCAGCTTTCGGATCAGCAGCAGACTTATTAATCCTTTCCAGCAAAATTTGTATTTTCTGCATCTGTGCCGCAGCTTCGATAATAGGCTGTTGCCACGAAATAAAGATATCTTTCGCAGTTTGAGCAGTTCCACTCACTTTACCAACCAATCCATTAAAGGTACTGCTATTATGCTCCCCGCTTGAATTAATGGATCTGCCACCGCTATCGTTTCCACCTGATTTTCTATTACCCCCAGAAACAGGGGAAGTAGAAACACGAAACGGAGTACGAGTAATTTGGGCTTCACGATTTGCGATCTCACGGAGCTGGTTGTTGATAGCTTTCAGGCCACCAACAGCGGTAGATGTACTACCCTTCCAGCTCTGCAACATGTGATTTGTACGACTTAAATGGGTGTTAAGGGAAGAGAAACCATCAGAGCTTTGTTTAGCATTCAACCCTATATTTTTAGCAGCCAGACTAGCAAGATGCGACTGGTTGACAAATACACTCATAGCACTTGTGGTCTTGTCGAGCGTCCTTTCGACACCTTCCAGACGTGTTTGTAGTGTTTTAAGGTTGGCGTTCAAACCAACAACTTGGACTTGAGCATTTTTACCACGCTCCGCCATAAGCTGAAAGCCTGCCGCCATATCTTTCGCAATCTTCTCACCATCAAGCAGCTGCTTATTCAAAACCCGGAAGGTTCGGGATAATGAATTCATGGCGCGTTCACTTACTGCTATTGATTTAGCAGAAGTCTTCGCACCATCACCAAACGCTTTAAGCAATTTGCCCGCGCTGTTGATACTCGCGGTAAACGACTTGTTGTCCAGTGACAATTTAAACTCCATGTTCTCTGACATTCCTTGTCATCCTCCACCGAAAATCTTCATCAATTGTTCTTTGGCGTTAGGATCGGCTTTAGCAAAACTTGGGTCGTAAACCGCACTCGTAACAACAGGTTTTCCAAGTCTGTGCTGTAGCCCCTCAACAAACGCCTTACTGCTGTCTGCATCTGCCTGTGCGATTCTAGCCACTTGAAAGAGTCGAATGTCTTCTTCGGCTCTTAACCGGTCGATGTTTCTACTGAACATCCAGAAAGTCATAAGTGGCAGGTTGAGAATCGCTTCGGGCGGAATTGAGTAATGAGCAACAACACGACTGAAATAGAAGCCGAAGTCGATAGAAATAGTGACAACTCCAGCCTCGTCGCGGGTAATTACTTTGCTTCTTCCCCAGCAGCGGCTTCATTTTCTTCTTCAACTTGTGCCATGGCAAAATTGAAGATCTGCTGCAACTGCTCAACGGTCATACGACCAAGAATTTCATCATCAATGGAAGGCAAGAGTTGCTTTACCATCTCTGCATACATCACAACTTGTTCGGCAGGAGATTTGGTCGTCAGATCCTGACCTTCCATTTGTTTAATACGGACAAATAAGCCAACGGTCATGTTGACAATAGGGAACTCCTTGCCACCAAACTTCACACTTTTGACAGGTGGCAGAATTGCATCCAAATCTAACAATTTGGTCATTTTTATTTCTCCATAAATAGTACGGCTCCTGAGAGCCATACTATACAATAATTAACTATTGACTTATTAACGTTAGTCAACGGTGTTTTAGTCAGTGTCTATCTCTTATTCTGCTAGATTTTTATCTTCAGACTTTACCTGCTTAGATAGTTTACCCAATACGCCAACGCTATCTGGGTAGACAGTAAATTCAACGTTGTATACACGTACATCATCAAATTTGTAGGCCATAGTGAAATTACCAGCCGTAGCGGCTTTAGGAAGGGTCAGTACGAAGTCCGTACCGTCTTGAGGTGTTAATACTAATTCTTTCGCAACGTCTACCAGATTTACTCCCATACCGGTAGAAATAGATAAGGTATTGCCATCTGAAGATAAAGTACTTCCTGGCATCAGTTTAACTAAGCGGTTAAGTTCAGATTCTGCCAGTGGTACGGTGACTTTGATATTCCGACCTTGGATCAACTCAGACAAAGTAGTCTGGCCGAATTGGTCAACGGTGACTTTTAGGGTTTCAGTTGCGATTTCAACTTCTACTCCGCCTTTGGTGTAACCCATATCAACGGAGTCAAAACCTACGGCGCAAGCGCCTAACTTGATGTTTTCTACTTTGCTACTCATTGTAATCCCTTACTTATTAAGTCATAACAACTAAACTCAATCGTATATATCACCCTTACATGATAAGTCATGATCGGTAGATTGAGTGCTATGATAAAATTGAAGTGGACTCCTCCAGCTTCAACATTTCTTGCGCTCAGCACTTCCATTGCGCTGTTCGACATTACGTAACTTCAGAGAAATTACTCCATCTAATATAAACGAAAAAGCGTTTTAATAATAGCCTTATTAACGTCTATCCACCTTATTCCGTCAACTAAAAGGAAGTTATGAAAGCAACAACTGATTTTGTTACCAGAAGTTATTGAGTTGCCTTTTTGCTTGCTTGATAGTTAGAATTAATTGTTAGTTTTTTTTATAAGGATTTTTATTGATGAATTCTAAAGTAGTTCAATTCAGAGTTAGCGAAAAAGCTCATAAACGTTTAGCTGATTGTCGAGTTCGACTTCGTTCTCATACCGTAAAGCCAAATCTTGATATGATATTAAATGCTATTTTGGAAAATATGACACTTGCTGATTTTGACCATTATACAAAAGGTTTGGTTTCAGCCAATAATGCAAGATCTAAGCTTGAAAAAATGCTTTCAGAAGGTCGAATTACACAAGTACAAATGAATGAACTGATTGCCAATCTAGATAAGAAATCCTGACATGCAAATTAATATAGGTAATTGTCTAGCTTTCTCTTGCCTATATCGTTTTTCCTCTAAGTAAGAAGGCTTATTAAATTAGGCTTTAGGTCAGTAGTAATTTCTAATTACTTGATATTTCATATATTACATTTATATGAGTAAATAATAGATCTCTTAAATGATTTTAGCCTAAAACTTATCGTTATTACTTTGCTATCTAACCATGTTTTATTCAATACGCAGTGAATCGGGAGGTTGAACCTCCCATTGAAAATAGTCTCTTCCTTGAGACAACAGTGTATGACCGTTTATTCGCCTTCCATGGCATGATTAGTATATGCTGATCTATCATTTAAAATCAATAACCACTTACTTATTTTATTGTTTTTACTCATAAGGGTAAAAGAGTTTTAGGTAGATTTTGATGATAGGCATTAAGGTTATAGATTAACATAAGTAGTTATATTTAATATGTTTTATAAGAATTTAGTTAATTAGTTGGTTCAAATTTACATTGTTTGCTTTTCATACAAATGATAACTATTTTGTTTTGAAGACACTCATAGTCATATGTGTTAAGTAAACGATTATTGAATACATATTTAATGTCAAATAGAATTGGCCGGTCAGTTCTCTCCGTTTAGCTGTTCACGTACTGCCCAAGTGTACAGCGGTAGGTTAGGTAGGTTAGGTTGTAGCGCCCCTCCCCGGATAACAGACTAATTGCGCTTAAGACTGATTATCGACGACAAAGGCAGAAACTCACAGTTGGATAACTTTCGACCGAGGATAAAGCAGGTTCAAGGTGGCAAGATCCTACTCGTACTATTAAGCCGGTATGCCTGTCAAAAGGGACCTCATATCACATTTGAATTCTGAAACTGATTCAATGTAAAAGCTGTACGAATGCCGGGGCGACCATCCCTATAAATGGTTCTGCATACCGTCAACTGTGTTTTAGATTGTACTTTAAGGTTTTGTGGATTAGGAAGTTCTCAGTTTTTTTAATGCTTTTGGTTCTCGGTTAAGATTTGGGATATCTCAGACTTAGTCTAGTAGGGAAGAGAAGGCTTAAGAAGGTAAAACCCTAACCCCATGCCACCATAAGGTCATAGTGAACTATTGTCTTAAAAATACCACCTCAATAAAATCAATGAGTTATGTTGATTTCTGACTTACCCTAAATTCTTATAGTTGTTGTTGCGACTCATGTTCTGATATTCCAACTTTGTTTAAATTATTGTTGTTAGATGAATGGATTGTAGGAACGTGATACCTGCTGAAAACCCTTCAATAAATGTCATGTAATTGTTCATTAATTGATGAACAATTTTTAAACAGAATATAAATCTATTTTTTTTATTTAAAAAAACATATATCGAATTTATAAAAAAGCGCCGGTTAAGGCGCTAAGGGTTTTTATCTAAATTTAGTGCAGTGATGTTAAACAGAATCACGATAAACAAATAAAGGATACCAAATAATAGTAAGTTATTAGTGACTTATCAATGTGCGGTTTTAATTACTGGTTGTTGTATGGTTCTACTGCAATGCAATTTGGTTGGGAATTAGAGCTCGATAAGCATAATTATCCACTTTTTCCACAGGGTAGATCCAATAATAGATCCCTAATAGATCCCTAATAGATCCCCGTACCCTTCCAGCCCTTCTGGCACAAGGCTTTGAAGGGGGTCAATGTCCTCGATAGAGAGTAGGAAAACTCCGATAAGGAGCAAAAAGGACTTCGTTGAAAAGAAAAACCGACTTCGATGGAGAGTAAATACGCCTTTGGTTGTGTATAATTAAGTTCATGTTTTTAATGGATAAAATTTATTTTATTAAATATTATCCACAGGTTTAATCTCAGAGATTATCATGGTGAGTGAGTTCGTTGTTATGAGATCGTGTATAAGTGAATTCAGGAGTAAAAAATGATTGAAAATTTTAATGAAAACAATGACATGAGTGATATGTTTTGGGAAGTTGAAAAAGGGACTGGTGAGGTAATTAACCTCGTTCCCAATACCAGCAATACAGTTCAACCAGTCGTTCTGATGAGATTAGGGCTTTTTGTCCCCACATTGAAATCTACGAAACGAGGACACCAAGGTGAGATGTCCTCGATGGACGCCACGGCGGAACTGAGACAGTTGGCCATTGTCAAAACCGAAGGCTATGAGAATATCCATATCACTGGTGCCAGGCTCGATATGGATAACGATTTTAAAACGTGGGTTGGCATCATTCACTCGTTTGCAAAGCACAAGGTCATAGGAGACGCTGTAACGCTCTCCTTCGTCGATTTCATCAAACTCTGTGGTATCCCATCAAGTAGGTCCTCAAAACGTCTTAGAGAGCGTTTGGGGGCCTCTCTGAGGCGGATTGCAACCAACACTCTGTCATTCAGCAGTCAGAACAAGTCATATCACACCCATCTTGTGCAATCGGCTTACTACGATATGGTAAAAGATACGGTTACTATTCAAGCTGATCCGAAGATATTTGAGTTATATCAGTTCGACCGTAAGGTATTGCTCCAGCTTAGAGCAATTAACGAATTAGGCCGAAAAGAGAGCGCTCAAGCGCTGTATACCTACATCGAGAGTTTACCTCCTAGTCCCGCTCCCATCTCACTGGCACGCTTACGGGCGCGTTTAAACCTCAGATCTCGAGTCACAACGCAGAACGCGATAGTTCGCAAGGCAATGGAGCAGCTGAAAGGCATTGGCTATCTGGATTATACCGAGATTAAGCGTGGTAGTTCCGTTTACTTCATCGTTCATGCAAGGCGACCAAAACTCAAAGCGCTTAAATCTTCTAAGAGTTCGTTTAAGAGGAAAAAGGAAACTCAGGAAGAATCAATTCTTACTGAACTTACGCGAGAA